GTATCCTTCTGTTGATATTATCAAAAAGTTTCAGAATGTAAGTGAGTCTGATACTGAGTCTGTGTTTAACATTATCTCCCAATCAATAGAGTACATCTATGATGGTGGTGAGGTTTATCATAGTAAAGATCAAACAAAAGAAGAGATGCTAGAGTTTCTTAACAATCTAACTACAGATCAGTTCTCGAAGATACAAAAGTTCTTCGAAACTATGCCAAAGCTAACATATGACATCAACTACAGTTGTCCAGTTTGCAGTAAGGCACATCATGTTAGATTGGAGGGTATGGACAGTTTTTTTTAATAAACCTTTGTCATGATAGTCTGACTAACTATTACAAAATGAATTTTGCTTTACTACAATATCATAAGTATTCGCTAGTTGACATTGAAGATATGATTCCATTTGAACGAGAAATCTATGTCCATATGTTAATCGAGCACTTAGAAGAAGAAAAAAGAAGAATAGAGAGTAAACAATAATGCAATCAATACTAGAACAACAAAGATCCAACGTAATTCAGTTCCCTGGAAATAGAGCTGCCAGTGGTGGGGATAACACAGGTGGGCTTATACCTGTAATTAAAGAGTTGATTTCTAGTATTAATAAACTAACAGGTGTAATAAGCGGACAGACAAAGGGTAAAGTCGCATCGTCATCAACCAATCAATCTCTAAATTCCAGTCTAGAATCAGAAATTGAGACAGGTAGATATCAAGATGACCAGATGAAGTTATTAAAACAGATAGAAGAAAACACAAGACCTACATCAGAAAAGGTTAAGAAAGATGAAGATAAAGAAGGTGGTATTGGTCTAGGAGGATTGGCCACTACTATTGCAGTAGTTGCTGGAACTATTGCAGGATTAGTAACTGCATGGGCAAAAACTATTAAATTCTTCGTCGTTAATATCGGTGTTGGCATCGAAAAGATGGTTGTATTTTTATCTAAATGGTTTCCATCTTTAAGAAAAATTCTATTCAACATTGAAGTGACAGTCTCTTTGTTAGTAGAGAGTATGAAAGGTGTCTTCACAAATGTAGTTGGAAAGATAGGTAGTATATTTACTGGTGCAATAGAGTTCTTCAAAGGGATCTTTGGTGAAGGATCTATGATTGGTAAGGTTATCACCACTATAAAAACTGCTGTGACTGGATTCCTAGAACCAATTATCGCTGGGTTTAAAACTATCTCTGAAATTAGTGGACCAATTGGTAAAGCAGTAGAGTTCGTTAAAGGTGCTCTTAGTGGCTTTATGGAATTCTTTGCAGGGCTTGGTTCTAAACTAGGTATGTTTGGAAAAATGTTCTCAGCAGTGTCAGGTATTGTTAGTAAAATAGCATACCCATTAATGATCATTATGTCTGTATGGGATACAGTTAAGGGTGCACTTGCTGGATGGGAAGAAGGTGGATTCGTCGGAGCAATCGGTGGTGCAATCAAAGGACTATTCAATGGATTAGTATTTGGTGTCCTTGATATGATTAAAGGTGCTATCTCTTGGATTGCTGGAGCACTCGGGTTTGATGCTGTAGAAGAATTCTTAGATTCATTCTCTTTTGAAGATATGTTCTCATCATTCGTTGATGCAGTCATGTTTATTCCCAAAAAGATTCAAGAATTTATCATGAGCCCTATAGAAACACTTAAGAGTTTAGGTCAATCTATGATGTCTATGTGGGAACCTATTAAATCCATAATGGGGACTCTTGTTGATGCCTACCTGTTTATACCTAGAACATTGTTTGGATTGATTAACGACTATATTGTCACTCCACTAACAGAAGTGTTCAAACCAGTAACAAACTTCTTTAAAGGTTTGGCTGAAAAGATTATGGGTGTATTTGAAGACTTTGGTATACCAGAAATGGGATTCTCTGTTCTAGGTAAGAAGTTTTCTATTGGTCCATGGTATCCATTCAGACCAAACGAAGGAACTGTTCGTGTTGGAACATCAGCATCTTCTAGCGCATCTTCTAGTACTTCTGGTGACTCTAGCAATTTCTCTCAAAATGTAATTACCAGTGGAACAGAAGGTGGAATCAATAAGAGAACAGGTAGAGCAAACGTAGATGAAACACGTGTACTAACAACATCTGAAAAAGTTGTTAATGGACAAGCATCATTTAAAGAAGACTTTGCTACATTCGATCCAAAAACTGGTAAAGCAATGTTGTCTGGTGATGCTGCTGGTGGAACACGTGAAATCAGTAAACGTGCATTTAGTCAGATTAAATCCAACGCACAGGCTGGTGGTGATAATACTAAAATTGCTGAGATCGTTAAGGAAGATGATGCTTATCAGAAACTTAGCTGGTTCGATAAACGTAAAGTTGATGTAGGTTATGCTAAAGCATCTGAACTTCTTGCAGTAAGTCAGCCTAATAATGCTGATGCAGTCACTAAGAAATCTACTGATGCTGCTTCTCTGAAAGAGAACATCAATAAAGCATCTGGTAATACTAACGTGGTTAACTCTCCATTAACAACATACAATAGTCAGAAAGTTACCAATGTTAAAGCACCAATCAGAAACCAAGAGTCTTCTGTTGGTGAATGGTTAAAGAGCAAGTACCAATAATGAAAAAGGGCTACCGCAATGGTAGCCCCAAATACTATTTTAGTATTTAATTAGTCTTCTTTAGCGATCTTCTCAAAGTAAGACATAACATCATCTTCATCATCATTAATCTCTGCCATCTTTGGAGCAGGTTTACTTGCTACCGTAGGTGCAGCAGCAACAGGACGATCTTCCTGCTCAGCCATTTGTGCAGCAGACTTGCTAGCAAATGCGTCACCAGATAACACTTCATTCAGTTTCTTCTTCAACTCATCATAAGACTTAAAGTTCTTACGATCAGTGAATTCAGACAACTTGTGCTGGCTGTTAACAATCTTCAACAGAGTATCCTCGTCGTCAGAGATTGCTGATGGTTCCATAAATGCAGACTCATCATAGTTTGCGTAACCATCTTTCTTACGCATACGCATCTTAAAGTTAGCACCTTCCCACAAGTCAAATACATTGACTGGCTTTTCATCTTCGAAAGTTGGACGTGCTTTGTCCATGATCTTATCAAAGATCTTCTTACCGAATTTGAAGAGGAATACTTTACCTTCGTTCTCTGGATGCTTTGGATCAGAAACAACCAAGACATTGGCAGTGAAACTTAGCTTACGCTTTTGTTTACGTGCAATTTCTTTGTTGGCTTCAGAGCCAGAGTTCCACAACTGAGTGTTCAACTCACCAACAGGATCGTTCTCACCAAGAGTTGTTAGAGAGTTTTCGATGTACCACTTACCAGTTGGTCCTTGGAAGCCATGAGAAAAGATACGAACCCATGGGAGTTCATCGCCTTCTACACGTGGTAGGAATCGAAGTGTTGCTGTGCCGTTACCTGCTTTGTCTCCCTCAAGACGCCAGAATCGGTCATCGTTGTAGGACTTGGTTTCGGTTTGGGGATTTGCGACTTTCTCGAATGCTGAAGAGATTGCACCGAAGTCTGAGTTGCGCATTTTGCGGAGTGCTTGAATATCCATTTCGTATTTCCTTTGTATAAAAGTATGTTAAGTATTTTTAGTATGTTTAATTGTAATCTCATCATTTATTTCAACATCATCATCAAATGGCGTGTCGTCAAAATCATAATCTTCTTCAACATAACTATTTAGCGTTTTCATTCCTCCAGTCTTTCGACCATTAGAATGTTTCGGTTGTTTCCCAGAACGCTCACTGGAAAATTCTTCATTGTATTTCTTGTATGTCTTGCCCATAATATCACTATGCAATTTCGTCCATAAAGTGATTAAAAATCTTTTCGATCTTAATCTTATCGTATTTAACAAACCCAGTCAACTTTTTTATTCGTCTAAGTTCATTATCCCATATGTATTTTACTGATACATTTTGTGACCATTTATCAAGCAATGGATAAAAGTCATCTATGATTCTTAATGTTTCAATGGATATCTTTCCACCAATAAACATATTAAGAGCTATAGGGTATTCGTTTTCAGTAAATTCAAAAATTGCACTATGTTTAAGTTTATTCATTTCAACATAGGTTATCATAGAAGCCAAGTCATCAACAAAGACTTTTGTGATACTCTGCTTACGTTTCATCCACTGAAGATAATTATCCTCAGCTTCTTGTCCTGCATAAATCGCATTCTCATTAGCATAAGCAAAGTTAGAAGTGAAGTACTGAATGATATCTTTATCTTCAGGATGCTTCACCGCCAGTTTCTCAAATATGTATCTGTCATTCCTAGCATTAAATGCTTCACGAGTACCACGAACATTACCTCTGTTCTCAAAGACATTAAATTTATCTGTGGTAAAGTGAAGTTTAATCGCTAG